TTGTGGGATCTGTCGAACCAATTCCCACGTTGCCGCCGTTAGGGTTCAGCAAAAGCGGGAACGAGTTTCCAGGAATAAGCGACGTTTGATTACTTGCTTGCAGCCACGCGCCTGATGCGCCTGCGTTGCCAATATCAAGAACACAATTAGTCCCGCTAGCACCAAAACGCAAAGCGCCATTTGTCTGATTAGTGCCAGATGTAACCGGAAGACCGGAAGTATGTGCAATGTGTACTTTGCCGCCTGGCGAAGTGACCCCTATGCCTATATTTCCCGAACTGTCGATGCGGACTTTTTCTCCGCCGTTAGTGGCAAAACGCAGCCAATCATTTGTGTTGTCGTATTGGATATACCCCCTTGCAGTTCCCGGTGCGCTAACCCGCCTGAACTGAATTGTCGGGTTCGCTGCATCCGCACCAGCTATAGTCATCTGACCGTTTCCGGTGGAATTGGCAATGACAAAATCATCGCCAGAGGTGTAGCTGCTGGGAGAGTCTGTCCCCAGACCCAATCGACCTGAACTGTCGAGCCGCATCCGCTCAGACAAGCCAGCAACTGTGCTGGAGTTTGCGCCATTAAGGAACTGAAAATCTCCGCCTTCAAAGCGAATAGCACCATCTTGGTTTGTACCACTTCCACGGCGGAAGAACAGTGCTGTATCGGAATCAGCGCTTAGAGTTAAAACAGCGTCAGACACGGCACTCGTAGTGCCAATCGCTACGTTGCCCGAGGACTCGATGCGCAGTGCGTCAGAAGCGTTTACTCGGAAATCTAAATAATTGCTGGTATGGTCATATGTAATAAGACCGACGTTTACAGCATCTTGATCCCCAAAACGGATTTGAGATGTACCAGTATTATCTGCGACGAGTTCTAAGCGAGCATCGCCACCTACAAAGGTGGTTTCGACCCGTATTTGGGTGCTGCTGTCAGTCCTAACAAGATCGAAATCACGAGTTGGCGAGGTTGTCCCCACGCCCACGCTGCCGCTGCTGTCGATGCGCAGCGCGTTAGAAGCGTTTACTCGAAAATTTAAATAATTACTGCTATGGTCATAAGTAATTGATCCGACATCGGAATCGTCTTGGTCGCCAAGATAAATTAAGGATTGACTTAATGTGCCCGAGCGAATACTTAGCGAAGCGTTATCTGAGCTTGAACGTATGCTTACGGAAGATGCGCCCGAGGATGGGCGAACCTCTAAATCTGCTCCTGGAGTCGCGGTCCCCACGCCCAAGCGGCCTGATGAATCAATGGTTACGTCTGCAGTGCCGGACGTTGCCGGTACATAGAACCCCAAATTGTCACCGCCGTCGTTTACTCGTATAGCGGCAGACGATCCATCACCAGATTGCAGTTGAATGCGCAAAGCGCCAGAAGCGTCCCCACGCTCAAAAAGCGCGCCGTCAGAATCACCAGTAACTACGCAGTGCAACAACTCTGAGGGAGTCGCAGTCCCCACCCCAACGCGGTTATTGGTCGCATCAACGTGCAGAACGTTGGTATCGACAGTTAAATCTTGAGCACCAAAGTCGGCGGCGATCTTCGTACCAGCAATCGCAGCGCTGGCATTTACGTCGTCATTGACGATGGTGCCGTTAGGGATGTTTGCGCTGCTGATTTGAACAGCAGAACCAAGTGCAGTTGCACTTAGGACATCAGTGCCAGCAATCTTGTAGGTCTTGCCGCTTGCGAGATCAACGTTTTCGGAGCTGGTCCAGCTGTCGGTGCTATCGACCCAGTTCAGGGTTTTATCGGTGGCACCCTTCAACGTGATGCCGCCACCGTCTGCAGTGACATCAGTAGGAGTGCCAACGGCACCCATTTCAATGTTCTTGTCCTCGACAATCAGCGTCGTGGTGTCAATCGTGGTGGTCGTGCCATTGACAGTCAGATCACCACTGACCGTCAGGTTGCCGCTGATCGTTCCACCTGCAGCAGGCAGCGCAGCATCAGCCACATCCTTGGCCGACTTGACTGCAGTGCTGCTGGCAATGGTGGTCGAACTCGTAGTAGTGGTCGAATCCGAAACTTTGGACTGGAGCGATGCCGGGGTTACGGCACGGTTGCTATCGCTGCCCGCTTGAGTTTCTGCGTCGGTGGCAAGCTCAACAACACCAGCTGCCGTGGTAGACGCGGCGACGATAGTGATCGTCTCTACCCAAGTATCGGTGCCGTCCTTGTAAACCTTGAGCTTGGCCGGATCGGTATTCGTGTCGAGCCAAAATTCACCAGGCTGCGGGCTGGTTGGTGCAGTGGTGCTGATCCAGACGCCTGCAATGCGGCGGACGGTTCCGGCGGAATCCTTGCAGCTAATAAACGGACCATCGGCGTGATAATTCAGCGCCAGTTCGCCGTTAGCAAGTTGACTCGCGGTGGGCTCTTTGCCCGACACAGACGAGTTCTTCAGGATGATCTGAAGGGACACCGGAATACCTCCCAACGCAAAAGCAGGGCCATACCAGCCCTGCCAATACGTTAGCGGTGATTAACCGTAGAAACCGCTTCCGGCACCCACCGAGGCAACAAACCCGCCAACTTGTTGTGCGGTGTCTACGTCAATACCGGCGTACCAAACATCGCTTTTGATGTTTAATACGTTATCGGCTGAATCTCCATAGGCCAGCTGATTTTGACCAGCGGCGCGAGTGAGTGTTTCGTCGTTTGTAAGGCGTGTGCCTGTGCGTGCCTGCTGCCAAAGAGAGTTGTGGTACGAGTTGATTCGGTACAGGCTGATTGGGTTTTGATCCAAGCCGATTCCAATCGGGCCTTCCCCACCTGAGGTAACGGCATCACCAAAAACGCCAGCAAATCCGTGATGGTGATCTGTTTTTGCAGCGCTACTTTGGTAGCTCGCATAACCTCCTGTGGTTATTTTTGATCCGGCGCTGTACGGACCAATCAATGACTCGAACGCCGCTCCACGAGTTCCATCGGTAGCTTCACGGTTGGCCATTAGGCCGTAATTGCCGTTGTTGTCGAGAATGTGAATGCAGTTTTTGTCGTAATCGTATTCACTTAGATTCCCTACCGGATTGTAACTTTCCCTAGAATTAAACCGAACTTGCATTTCCACAGCAGTGCTTCCAGTGGTCCTCTGCGTAATCAGACACTGAGAATGCCGCGCTCCATAAGTGTTGACTGCACTTATAGTTATTCCCTTAGCGGCTGCATCAGCAAGTTCGGTGACAATAGTATTACCGAGAAGGTAAATACCGTTCATCGTGATTCTGCAATTACCGTAAGTTCGTATTACACCGCCAACAACGCCATAACCGATGGAGCCCAGGCCGGATGCCTTTGCACCAATAACGCAGTCGTGCATTGCAAACTCACCGTCACCGACCTGTACGTTGTCGAGTCCGTAAAACTTATCTAGGTCAGTAGTACTTGCGACTTCAGCATCGTAATAGTCGTCTAAAAAGTCTTGTACGGTGATCGTAGAGGTCCTATAAGTGCCCACATTTGTGAAACCAAATATGCTGTTTGGGAAGTTGGTCGTATCGTTAAGCGTTTTTTGAGCTGTAAGCCAGACCAGCGCTGTCGCAGTGCCGCCATATTTAAAATCTAGTCTTAAAGGAATTGCTTGTAGATAACTGCGAGACTCGTCGGCGCTTACAGTTATGGCCAGTCTTGTGGCAAAACAAGGTGCATCAAAGGTTGCATCGTGCAGAGCTTTGACGCCAGTTGTCGTACCAGTTGAAGCAGTCGTGAAATCTGCTAGACGTTGCTCGTTAGGAAACTCCGCTGTCGCCCCTCGAACATTTGCAATGTGTTCAAAAGTGGCGACCCCGTTCCAGTAAGGTCCGTTTGCTAGATGGTAGGTAACAGTCTCAAGGTTGCTATAAGTATCGTTTGCATAGTCAACAGCACGCCGGAATGTAACAGCCTTGGCCCGGCTAGTTGGTGGATCTGCAGCAAGAGTGTCGCCGCTGCGCTCCGGTTCAGCCGTCAGGGTTGCAGTTGTTCCATCAAAATTGTATTCAGTACCGTTTGCAGCATTGTCGGGAACAACATAAAGATCGACTGTGCCAGGGCGCTGGGTTAGCACCTTGGCCCAAGAAGCCCAATACTTCAGACCAGCGGCAGTAACAAAATTGGCTCCTGCACTGTTTAAACCGCTATCGGTAGTTGCTTGGCTGGTGTTTTCGATTTCACTGATACTGGCAATCTGACCAAGGCCGTTGTTAGCCGTGGTGGCAGACAAAGTATCTGGGAAAGTGACGTTGGTGGCATTGACGACCAGCGTGTCGTTGATGGTGGTCGTGCCATTCAGCGTCAAACCACTGAACTCAGTTGGCGTATCAATCGTGATGTCGCTAGCGCCAATGCTTTCAACGCTCAGGGTTTGGCCGGTGGTGACATCCTCCAGGCCGCGAGGCGTGACCTGATAACCCTCTTCGTTGAAGCCAGTTGCGTAAACGCGACCGCCGTTGACGTTGGTGAAGTAATAGGTGAATTTGTTTTGTGCCGACAGCGCTTGTTGATAGGCGGGGATTGCCTTGGTGTAGTTGAGGTAACCGGTCCACTCCCAAGCGTGGCCGAACAACCGGATGACACTGGGACGGCGGAACTCAAGGGGCCAGTTGGCCAGAGCATTGGCTGCGCCACTCGGGGTGAAGCCGCCCATGTCTGCGCTAACGCTGGGATCCAATTCGCGGTCAGCTTCAGGCTGAGGAGTAAGGATCGTGTGTGCCTGAGCAGAGGTGAAACCAAGTCCGGTAAGCAGCAGATGCAGACCCAAATAATCCGTGGCGCTGCGGTACTGCTCTTGGATAAGCGTGTTGCTGCCCCAAAGGGTCGAGAAGTTGTAGCCGAGATTGGTTGAATCTTCAGTGCCGCTGGTGTCGTTGTCGAAGATCAGGATCGGAGATTCGTTCTTGTAGAAGTCCTCGGTGTTGTAATCCGAGGCCATGTGGACGAAGCTTTCCTGCCACTTGTTTGCGTCAAAGGTGGTGTCTTCGTTTTCCTCAATACAGGTGTAGTGCTTGTTGGAGCGCTTGACGGTCTGACCTTTTTTGTAAAGTTCGCCGCTGGTCCAAGTTACGGAAGCGTTGCCGCGACGCAGGGTGATTTCAGAAGCGTTAGTAACACCAGTGATCGTGGTGTTGCCGGTGCTGTTGACCAGCAGCACCTCATCTGCATCAAGCTCAGAATCAATGCTTGCTCCAGTGGTGTCGGTCTGCAGCACATAATCCCGGATGGGAAGACGGGCCGAACCAGTGTTGGACAGCTTCAGCGTGTAACGACGCTGTGCCGGGGTGCGGGTGTCAACAATCCGGCGGATGTAAACGCGCTTGCCGACAGGATCTTCCGTGCCAGCTGCAGCGCCATCCTCGTCGGCAAGAGCTGCTTTGGTGTTCAGCAGATCCGTGTCGCCGGTAGACCAAGCGGTTGCAGCAAAAGTGGTGCGCCAATCTTTGCCAAGTGGGTTTTCAACCCAGACGTAGCTGTCTTCACGCAGGGTGTAACCGTCGCGTGCCACAAGATCGGGAACGCCGGGAACAGTCAGGCTGTCGCCAAGTGCAGTGGTCAGCGTGATGCTGGAAGAGGTGACTGCACTGACAGTGCCAAGGAAAATGCGGCGGACGTTGGCGGACAGTTCGCTGAGGTTGTTGGAAACCTTGAGAAGGCTCAGGTTCCAGTCGGTGTCAGTCGGGAAACTTGCGGTGCGGTAGCCCTCAGAGATTGCAGCGCAACCACCGAAGTTGGAGTTGCTGTTGGTAATGGTGATCTCACCGCCGGTTTGGGTCCAGTGGTGAACGCCTTGACCGATGGCAAACACCGACACCTCTTGGATGATGGCGTTATTGACGGCGCGAATATGGAAAGACCGGCGGTTGGGGTCCATCCGCACGTTGTCTGGGCCGGTGCTGATGTAATCGGCGTAATCGTCAAACGCGCCCCATGCGCCACCGCTGTATTTCTCCCAGCAGCTCAAATCGCGCTGCATGGACACGCCCGTGAACTGGGCAGTCACCAATGAGCGGAAGCCGGTCGGTTTTGAACCATCTGCATAGATGCCGCACAGACCGTAGTTACTGCGGATCGAGCAGTTGAAAACGTATGGACTGGCAGAAACCGTGGTGTCGGTGTTGATATCCTGCGAACCAGCTGCAGGCTGAGGGCCGACAATCTGGTACTCAGCAGTCCGGGTTACGGCCAGATCGTTGTCGAGGCCGCCAGTGTTGTTGGTGCCGCCAAAGGCTTGGCGGATCTTGGTATAGAACTCGTCAAGCTCGTCCTTATCCGCGAAGTGGAAGCAGTCGAGCAGGTGGTGGCTGGCAGTAGAGCCAGCTTTATCCATAAAGGTGAAGCCGAAGTAGTACCCCGTGCCAGTCACCTTGAAGATGGAGCGGCGGTTGCTGGCATTGGCGGCTTCATCCGCAACTGCCGGTACGACATCAGGACGGAAGATCGTCTTCCGCAGATCCATGCCGCACAAAGACACACCACGGGGCAGAAGCAAGCCGCCGTCAGCGTTGGGGTTGAACTCGGTCAGTTCAGCGTTGGTGGGTTCTTTGTTGGTTGTCCACTCAGAAACGGAAGCTGCGCCAGTGCCGTTGTAAATCGTGGTGACACCCGGCATCAAAACGATGCTCACCAAGTCGTAGTTGGTGATTGGGTTTTGGTAGTACGACTTAGCGGTGATGATGCCCGCTTCGATGATGGCCCGGTTGATCGTCTTGAACGGGCGGGCTTCGGTGTAGCCGCACTCCAAGCGCTGCAGCTCGATCCGCTCAGTCGCAGTGCCGCTAGTGCTGTAGTTGCCCGAAACGAAGGTGTCTTTGCCGGTATATGGATTGACGTAAAGAACGTAAGGAGCGCTAAGGGGATCGTTGACTACCGCGCCAGGGCCAATCTCAGCTGAACCACTCAGCTGCCGAACTGCGTCGGTCAGTGCCGCAATTTGTGTGCGGAACGTGGCTTGCGAACTGTCGATGTGATCGAGCGAGCCCGACTGACCACCGCGAACGATCTCCGTCACTGCCTATAAGCGCACCGATGGCAACAGTATAGAGGGCTTGTTCAGGCCTTAATTCGTACCCATACGCAGCGCTATCTCGCCAACTGTCACAAAATTCATGGAGCCAGCAATAATGTCACCCGCCCTGGTGTTAATGGCGACGGAGGTGATCAGTATTTCCGTGTCGTAGTACAGGTCACCTGGCAGCAAGGTGTCTACAGCTGTTCGGTTGTCAATCATCCAAAACTCAGCGTCGGTGCGACACCCTTTTTCGGTCAAGAGCAAAAGCCGCATAAGGGTTGTGGGGTCTTCGTTGCCGGTGTAGCTCTCACGCTCCACAACAAAATCCATGGTGCCGCCGCCGCTCACGACAGACTTGACGGCTTCACCAAACCGTTCGCCAATGGACGTGGTATCCACCTCGGGCGCATTGAGGTTCAAGGTCCATTGACTTAGATCGCATTGGACGCGCCAAACAGCGGCCTCTTCTCCAGCATTGATGTAGTAGCGAGGTTCAAAATCGGCGTTGTTGTACTCAGCTGTGTCGGCTGCGGGCTCTTCGTACGTTGGCGCAAAATCGCAGAGCGACTCAAGCGTGGCCTCGTCTTGACCGTCGCTGAAGTAGTAATCGCCTAGATCGGCCGCGCATTCCGTGATGGCGTTGTTGTAAGCCTGAGTGCCTGAAGCAGCAATGATGAGCGAGCCAAAATCGACCTTGAACAGGGAAACGCGGGATCCAGTTGCTCCGGTCAACGCTGCGCTTCTAGTGGTGTAGAAGCTGACTCGATCGAATTGGTCTCTGTAAATAAAGTAGTTAGCGCTGGTCGTCAGGCCGCACTCCTGCTGGCGCATGTAGAACTGGTCTGTATTTGTCGCGCTATAAAAATCGTCATTTTCGTTTGTAATGTGGTCTCTGTTGGAGCCAAGGCGCCACTCTGACTCGTAATACATCGCGTGCCCATCAGGGCAATCGGGCTCACTGTCAGCGTCGTCGCTGTCAATAGGTAATCCGTTGGCGCTGTTAATTGTGACTTCGTCGCCGCTCCAAAAAGCGGGATTGCGTAGATAAATGGCATTACTGCCCAGGTTGATATTTCCCGGACTTAATACCGTTGGCTCTGGAGCTTCCCGGCGAAGCCGAACCCTACCGCCTGTACCAAGAACAGCCATCAGAAGGTCCCATTAAAGGATCCGCTGCCTTGGAAATTGACACTGCAGGCAGTAACCGCACCAACAGAAACAGGCGTTGAAACTTGCGTAATGAAAGCGTCCACCTCAAGTGCGTTGGTGGTCGTACTGTCGAAAATAAATTTGAGTTCGCCAGCAGCAGTTGAGTTATTAAAAATGCTGTTCAGGACGGCCATGGTCCCGGCATCGTCTTTGTCGTACAGAATTGTGGCGCTACCGCTGGTGGCGCGTACGCCGGGCACATAGCTGCGGTCGTAAGACCCGAGCGTGGTGGTTTCCAGCGAATCGCGCGAAATATCAAGCGAGTACTCACGGCACTTAGCGACACGCAGGCCGTTGTAACGCAGCTCCCCGCTTGAGCCCGTGAGTACTGCCATCAGCCGTCCCTCTGACCGCTCAGTCTTACAGAGATACTACTCACACCTGGCCTTACAGAAGTCAAACGGGGCTGTTCTGCAAAACGCCATAAATATGTTCCGGCAATAAGAACTTTGAGCTCTTCAGACATGCCGCCCCAGAATTCGTTGGGAAGAATGAGGTCGTCTTTGCTTCCCCGCGCTTGGTCGTAAGCATTGGCAATGCTGAGGGCTTGAGCGTCCGTCAAGTTCTCAAACTGCAGGTCCAGCTCGGCGTTGAAGGGTTTGGTGCTGTACGCCCGTGTCGTGCCAGTTCCAGCGATTGAGGTAAATCGCTTGGTGGCGTATTGGCCTTGGCTGATTTGCCTTGAGCTTGGAGTCAAGGCGGGGAAAGCTGTGCTCATGACACGGTGACGGTGTGAGTGTCGGATTGAGGGCTGTCGCTAGCCGAAGGCGAACTGACAGTGCAGGTAAGGGTGTACGTTCCGGCTACATCAAATGTAATCGTGGCGCGTGGTGCGCTCGAATTTTCGATTGAAGCCGATGCACCCGTGGTTGTCGATGTCCAGCTCCAGCTCGTGAACGCAGCGGACAACGCATCCGCAGTGCCCGTGCCGCTTCCGGCGCCAGTGGCCGTAAACACAACACCGACCGTGTTGGCAGACGCGCCGATTGCGGTGAAATCGGTCGTGCCAACAGAAACAATCTGATAGCTCTGGCCGGAAACAAAAGATCCAGCTGCGGTGGCGTCAGGTTTGCCGGTGTAATCGACGGTGTAATCCTCAGGCGTGGCAGTGCTGGCAGTTGTGTCGCCAGAAATGGTGACTGTGCCAATCGTGCTCACTGCTGGCTCAGCAACAGCCGTAATCGTTTTGCTGGCTGATTGGGATGTGCTGTCGCGGGTAACT